GAATAAAGTGATATCTAATAATCAGGCCATTCACATGAGAGCAAAAGAGGCTCTTGCTGGTGCTGATCAACACTACTCATCTTTAATTAAAAAAACATACGAGGTTATTGATGCTGCTGATTCAACAGCCAACCTTACAGCAAAAACAACCGCTATCAAACTGATAGCAGATATTGAAAGCAAAAGACTTGAGATGCTGCAAAAAGCGGGGTTGTTAGATAATAAAGAAATTGCAGAACAAATTATTGAAATGGAAAGAAAGCAAAGCGTATTGATTGGAATATTAAAAGACGTTGCTTCAAAGCATCCAGACATTAGAAATGAAATTATGATAAGACTTTCTGAGGTGCAAACAGAGGTGATGGTAATTGACAACAATTGATTTTAGTGAATTCATTGAAGCACTTGATGAAAGCCCTTTTGAAGAAATGCCAGTGGACGTTGAAACATTTGTAAGAAGTAAAGACTATCTTAATATGCCAGAACTTTCTGAATATCAATACATACTTGTTGAATGCATGAGTCAGATTTATAAAAAAGAAGACGTTGAAAGATGGCTAGGAAAAGAAAATGGCGACAAACACTACAAAAAATATACTAAGCAAGAAGTTATTCTTATGTGTGGAAAAGGTAGTGGAAAAGATCACACGTCAACTATTGGCTGTGCATATATTGTTTATAAATTGTTATGCTTAAAAGATCCATCTAGATATTTTGGAAAGCCATCAAATGATGCTATAGATTTAATCAACGTTGCTGTTAACGCACAACAAGCAAAGAATGTTTTCTTTAAAGGCTTCAAATCAAAAATTGAAGGATCCCCATGGTTTGGTGGAAAGTATGAAGCAAAGGTAGACAATATAGAGTTTAATAAGTCAATCACTGTGTACTCTGGACATTCAGAAAGAGAATCTGCAGAAGGCTTGAATTTAATGTTAGCCGTACTTGATGAAATCTCTGGATTTGCAATGGAGAACGCTGGCGGCAACGATCAAGGAAAGACAGCAGACAACCTCTACAAGGCCTTCAGAGGCTCTGTAGACTCTCGTTTCCCTGATTATGGCAAAGTTATACTCCTTTCATTTCCAAGGTATAAGGGAGACTTTATTTCACAAAGATATGAAGATGTAGTAGCAGAAAAAGAAACCATAGTTAGAAGTCATGAATTTGTAATTAATCCAATATTGTCAGAAGATGATCCATCTAATAAGTTTTCTATTGAATGGGAAGAAGATAGTATCTTGTCTTATAAATTCCCCGGAGTTTTTGCACTACGCAGACCAACATGGGAAATGAATCCAACAAGAAAGATAGAAGATTTTAAGATTGCTTTTTTTACAGACTCCGCTGATGCTTTAATGCGTTTTGCATGTATGCCAACAACATCATCAGATGCTTTCTTTAAATCAAGAGAAAAGGTTGAGAAGGCTTTATCTAATAGAAATCCGCTGGATACTAGCAGAAGATTTGATTTAACATTTAAACCAAAAGAAGATGTAGAGTATTTTGTTCACGCAGACTTAGCACAAAAACATGACAAGTGTGCGGTATCAATTGCTCACGTAGATAAATGGGTAAGCGTTCAGTCATTTAATAATTATGAACAGATAGTTCCATTTGTAGTTGTAGACGCTATTGCTTGGTGGGAACCAAAACGTGAAGGTCCAGTAGATCTTAGTGAAGTAAAGAATTGGATTATATATTTAAGAAGGTCTGGATTTAATCTTGGTTTAGTAACATTTGATCGTTGGCAGTCGTTTGATATTCAAAATGAATTAAAACAGGTAGGAATAAAGACAGAAACTCTTTCGGTTGCTAAAAAACATTATGAAGATCTATCAATGCTTATCTATGAAGATAGAGTTATAGCACCACATATAGATATTCTGCTTGAAGAATTACTAGAACTTAGAATCATGAATAACAATAGAGTAGATCATCCTAGAAAGAAATCTAAAGATTTAGCAGATGCTATGTGTGGATCAGTTTATAATGCTATTGTGCATGCTCAAAGAGATAGAATAAAAGAAATAGATATTCACAGTTGGTCTAGAGGTGGGGTAGACAATGACTCATCTAGAGATGAAGATGGTTTTCCAAAAGAAAAAATTAGAGGTAGGATAGGAGATTGGGGCGGGGGGTATAGATTAATATAATAGATTATGATGAAGAAGAATACCATAGCCTTGTTGCAAAACTAATAGACATGGGTGCTTTAGAAGTAACCGGATATGATTCTATATCAAATCAATTTACCTACAATATTACCCCTGAATGTGAAGAATTAATGCCAGACTTATGGCAAGAGCATTTTAGATTCGTAAATGAACTAGCCTTTAGAATGTGGTCTAAGGGCCTTATAGAGATGTCTTTCGATAAGGACGGCACACCCTTGGTTATGCTTAAAAAAGACGCGGTAGATGTAAAAGATACCCTACCAGATGAAGAAAGATTCTTTATAGAGAATATGCTAAATAAATATAATAATGGTGATATAATTTAACTATGCCTTATGATATCAAAAGAAATCAACCTGGTTGCAGCGGCTATGCCGTTGTCGGTCCAGATGGGGATGTAAAAGGATGCCATCCATCTCGCAAAGAAGCGATTGATCAACAAAGAGCAATCTATGCTGCTGAGGGAAATAGTAAAAAAATGGATCACAACAACACTGTTACCAATGAAAATACACCAAATAAAAAACCACACTCAATGGAAGAATGCGTAGACAAAGAAAATTGTCCAGAGCATATGGCTATGTACCACGAGATGAACAAAGCAGAATCTGTTCGTGTTGGACAAATGGTTTCATGGAACTCAAGTGGTGGAAGAGCAGAAGGAAAAGTACTTAGAGTTATTACAAACGGAAAATATAATGTTCCAAATAGTTCTTTTACAATTACTGGCACTCCAGAAGAGCCAGCAGTATCAATAAGATTATATCGTGACGGAAAGCCAACTGACACAATTGTTGGTCATAAGATGAAAACTTTAACAGTTAAAAAATCACATCACGAAGAAGATGAAGATTCAAATAAACAATCTCCTTGTTGGGATGGATATGTTCAAAGAGGAATGAAGCCAGGTCAAAACGGCATGATGGTTCCTAACTGTGTTCCTGCTAGAAAATATATTGTAGATCAACTAAGGCCATTATTTTAAAATGATCAAGGAAGATATGTGGGAAGGCAAACCCTTGTATGATGAATTATCAAATGAAGAAAGAGCATTAGCAGATTCTTTGTTAGCCTTGGCAGATAAAGTTGGACCCCTAGATAAAGCAAGTGGAGTTTGGGTTGGATACGTAAATGGTCAAAATAATGAAAATGCATCTATTGGTGTAAAGTGTGGAAACTGTGCATTACATAAATCATCAGTTGCTTGTGCAATATTAGATATGGCTATTGAAGAAGAAGGTGCTTGTAGATTTGCAGTAATTCCAGATGGCTATGTAAATGTAGCAAATGACGGAATGGAAGGCAGCATGATGGATGACGATATGTCAAAAGCATCAATGGAAAGTTTAGATTTAAAACCTACAGAGTCAATGGCAAACAATGCTAAAAGAGGATTAGAATTAAGACGTAAATTTGGAAGAGGCGGTACAGCAGTTGGTGTTGCACGTGCAAGAGATTTATCTAATAGAACAGAATTAAGTCCAGATACAGTGCTAAGAATGTACTCTTTCTTTTCTCGTCATGAAGTAGATAAACAAGGTAAAGATTTTAATAATTCAGAAAGACCATCTAATGGAAAGATTGCTTGGCTTCTTTGGGGTGGAGATTCAGGATATTCTTGGGCTACATCAAAAAGAAATGCAATTATGAGAGTAAGATCACAAAAATCTAACGATCCAGTTTGGTATGATTCTCCATTTTCATTGCGTAAATATGTTGACAAAAACAACTAACTAGTGTAAAATTATACAAAGAGGAGTTGTGAATGAATGAAGATGTCGAAATTCTTAAAACTATGCTTCAGTATTATCGCAACAAGTGTGCACAACTGGAGTTTGATTTTGTATTATATAAACTACACCAAGAGTCTAAAGAAGGACAGCCTTCAGGAACTATTCAAGACTCCGCCGATGC